ACCCCGCCGATCATAATTAGTATAGCCGCTAGAAGACCACGGGTCATCTTCTTTCCATAGCCTGACGTTGTACGTCAATGCGTTCCCTGTTTACCTCACTGCGATCATCAGCGATCTGCTCTTGAAGTTCTAGCCTAGCGGAATCAGTAGTAGCTTGCTGTTCAAGTTTCATCTGGTCTAGCTGTAGTTTAGCTTGTTCCATCTGTGCTTTCTGCGAAGCTTCCATCTCCTTGATTGCCAGTTCCTGCATACGGATAGTTACAAGCGGATCTTGTTCTGCGCCGCCTTCACCTTTGTATGTCAGTAGAGGCATAACCTCTTGTAGCAACTGTGATTCAACCTGTGAAACTCGAGCCTCCACTTGATCTGGTGGCATTTGAGACTGTTGCATCTGTTGTTGCAGTTGAGCAATCTGTGTCTGCGCCATCTCAGGAAGCAACGCTCCTGCTTGAACTAGGTTTGTAATCTGAGCAATCTGTTGTTGTAGCTCTTGCATCTGCGCTTGTTGCATCTGCTGCATCTCCATTTGAACCATAACTCTGGCTTTCATACTGATGTGTTGGAACACATGACTGAAGATCGCCGCCAGAACTGCCGGTGTTTGTTGTAGTATATCAAGTTCGAGCATAGCCAAATGGCTCTGAATATGCGCGTCGTGATCCTGTTGAGGAAACGCTTGTGGTGTTTGACCACCAATCATAGCCGCATTCTCTGTAGCAGGGTCTTGTGGCATAGGCTCTGGAGCCGGTGGTAGGATCTCGTCGATATTCTGCACCTCTAATGCTTGATACATTCTTCTGTAAGCGGCATGCAGATTATGCATCTGCGGGTTAGACTGCGCCAGTTGGAGCTGAGTTTGCGCGAGTGTAACACGTTGCGACATCGAGAAGATGTTTGGGTCTGAGACTGGGAGGACGTCTACCCGAGCATCAAAGTCTTCTACTTTAACTTGCGCCTGTGCGCCCGCTACTTGATAGGGGTACATAGGAGGGAGGTTTTCGGAGAAGATACGCGCCAGTAAACGGAATTCCGTCTTCTGAGCGTAGTGCAATCGTTTATGAATCGCGGACATAACTTTCATCCCGCGTTCCAACATAGCTACTGTAGTTCCAACAGGAGTCTCCTGACCCATGTCCGAGATCTGTTGATCGGCTAATGCAATGAACCGACGTCCGTCATTCACCAGTCCACCTAGTAATTGTGCAAGGGTACCCGATGGTTCCTTATATGGTAGCGGTACGATAGCATCTCTAATGCTTCCTCCTGGGGCGTCAATGTCTCTCCACTCTCCAGGCTGTAACGGCTCATCTGCGTTGCGTACACGCACTCCACGGGCTTTAAAACCGGCAGGGAGGTTAGCGAGTGTTCCTGCATCGATAAGCTGACGTAGGAGGCTCGTTGCCGCTCTACCAAGTCCACCAACCATGTGGATCAGACCGAAGCCATAGAACCCAAGACCAGGCATAAACTTGTAATGAACGAAATACTGGCGCTTACGCTTGAAGATATCTTCCATCTCGTAGTTACGACGGATAGATAGGATCGAACCAGACGAATCGTCTAGTGTAACGATGTAAGGTAACTTGATTCCAGTAGGCTCTTCAGTTTCTGGATCCATGTCCTCGAACCCTTCGAGGTCTAAATCAACGTGCATTTCCAAGATATTAAGCACATCATCGCTGTAATTCTTAGATAATCCCTCTAGCTCGTTCACCTTCTGGCGTACTTGATCCTCTTCTACATCCTCAGATGCAGACAGATCAACGTCACGATACATCCCTGCGTACTGCATTTTTACAACTTCGTTTAAATCCATGCGTAGAACATGGGTCACACGGCTAGCTGTTGCTAAATCAGAAGCAGCGTATGAAACAACAAGGTCTTGTGCCGGAATAAACTTAGCTATAGCGCGTTGTTTTGTTGGATCGAAGTAAACTTTCTTAAATGTAGAACCTGATAGCGGCAAATAAAACAGCATCTGATCCATGTCTGGATCGTACTCTTCCATAATCTCCGTGATCTGGTAGTTCATGAAATCTTTTACACGTCTAGCCTGCTCTTCTCGTGCGCGGTCTTTAAGTCCCAGGACCGCGGTGCGTACTGGTCCGCCCGATGGCAAGAGTTCCTTGTATGCCTGTGCTTGGAACTGGGTTACGCTTTCACTAATCATAGGATGCGTAATGCCAGAGGCTCCTTCAAACGGAGTAGAACGCTCATCCGTCTTAATCCCTAGTAAATCTAAACCATTGACGTATGCATCTTCCCACTCAGAACGTGAGGACAAATCATCTTGGTACATGCTGCGAAGATCAGAGGACAATTCGCCCAAGGTTCCGTCATTTAGGAACTCGGAGAGGTTTGCGTCAAACGGAATAAGATCTTCTTGGCTTAGTTCTTCTAAACCATTGAAGTCTATAGGCTGTACGGTTGCTCCGCCCATCCCATCTTCTATAACTTCGGCACCGCCTGGAAACTCCATCGGTGCGTCTACTGATACTTCTAGTTCGGGAAGTCCCGCTGTGTCGTCGAGGTCAAGACCTGATGCGACCATGTTAGGTGGTAATGCCATTAATAATACTCCCGTTTACGGGGCCTCCATTCATCGTCTTCTGTGTCTTCTCCGTGAAGAGAGATAAATCCACCTCGACGGAAACGCATAAGTGCTAGTGTCATACTATCACAATAATCGTCGTTGTCACCATTAGGAAACGAAACAACTTCTTCAATCACTTCGTCTGCAAATTTCTTGTCGTCTGGTGCCCATACCATTCCCGCTTCAAACAACGGTGCAACCATGTGCATCCTGGTTACCTTATCACTTCCTTTGCCTGGTGAGAACCCCAATGCGGGTATTCCTCGCAGTCTAAGCTCGTCAATGAGCGGTGTACCTGTCGCTTTGGCCTCTACCAACACCATATCAGGCTCCCAATACTCGTGTTCTTCGAAGGCAACCTCCTTGAGTTCGGGGAAATTCCACCTGCCACGCTGTGCATCTAGCAGAATTATGTTGTCAGGTCCACCATCTTCCGGTTTGAAGATGCCCCAAGTCGTAATAGCAGAGTAATCCGCTGTTTCCTTCTTGGAAAACGCTGTATCGTAGGACTGTAGTATGTAATCGATCCTAGGAATCTTCTCTTCTTGCCACGGATTCCACCATTCGCGCTTAATTATCGCCGATTCGGAGCCTGTGGGGTTCTGTTGCCACTGCGCGTTCCATTTGCCCACGGGCAGAGACGCTTTGATGGACAATAATGCGTTCTTTTCCCAGAATTCTGGCCATAACGGCTTGTCACTAGGCAATATCGCAGGGAATTCTACAACTTCCCACTTGTCAGACATCACATCACTGCCCTGTTGAGCCAATAATCTACCTGTCAAGTCTTTTTTACCCCAACGGGTCATAACAATTATGATTGCACCCCCTGGTTGGAGCCGTTGTCGCGGTCCAGAGGTGTACCATTCGTATGCATGGTCGAATGCAGTGGAGCTTAACGCATCTTGTTCCGAATGCGGGTCATCAATGACGAGTAAATCCGCACCACGACCCGTGATGGCAGCGCCAACACCCGCCGCAAAGTACTCAGCACCCTTGTCCGTGCCCCACGTACCCGCTCCTTTGTTGTCTTCTTTAAGGTTTGTATCCGGAAATATAGTCTTGTACTCAGGGTCATCGATCAAGTCCCTCACTTTACGACCAAAACGTACCGCCAACTCAGTGTTGTGCGTCGCTTGGATGATTTTCAATTTAGGGTTTCTACCTAGAAACCAAGCAGGCATCAAGTAGCTTGCAAACTCAGACTTAGAATGTCGTGGAGGCATGTTGATAATCAATCGCTTGAGCTCTCCTCGTGCAACACGTTCAAGTTTTTCGGCTATGATGCGGTGATGTTGCCCTTCAATGAAGTTATCGTACACATGATGGACGAAAGGCATGAAGTTGTCATGTGCTTGTTCGCGCAAATCCATGCGCTTCTTGGCCTCCGTTAAGGCCAAGATCTCTTTTAGTGCTTCCTCTGGGAGGGCTTGTAAATTCATGAGCGCCTAAGTGATGCTAATCCTACCGGTGTTTGTGCTGCAACAGTAATCGGTTGTGCTGTGGGTGTAGGTACTACGAAAGCAGGTTGTTGCCCAGGCATAAGCGACGGCAATGTAACCGGAGCTACACTCGTATACGGCGACAATGCAGGTGCTGTATATGTTCCACCGCCCGTGGTCGGTGCTTCTGGGAACGGTTGTTGGAACGGATCGAGGACACAGGCGTTTTCTTCGCTATCAAATATGTATCCGTCTGGGCATGTAGGTTCTTGCGCGCCCTCGCCCGCTTCGTCCCCTGCCCCTTGTCTGTCGTTGTTATCCGAACCA